CAAGAACAACCACCGCGACAACATTGGCCTAGGAACTCAGCAAGACAACATGCTGGACCGCCACCCAGAAGATCGCCGCGCCCACTCTATGAAGGCTTGCCGGAGCCTTGTGAAGTATCCGCACGCCCAAGTTATCGCCTACTACAAGCAACACGGCTTTATGGCGACCCTGGCCGAGTTTGGCATATCCTCACGCGGCACGCTCTCCCACATTTTGAATAAGTCCGGCACTGAGCCTGCCGTTCCACTGGCCGAGCGCCCAACCCGCCCGAAGAAGGCCAAGCCCGGCCTTGACGGCGGGGCCGGGCGGGCGGCCGATTAGGCCTCCTGGCTTTTCCTGGTCCCTTTTTTCACTTTCGCTTGTAGAAGTATTTTTCTACAGTAGAACAACAACGAAATGAGTATGGTATTCACGAAGCTATTTTCTTCCATCACCGAGTCCACCATTTGGATCGAGTCGGCAAACGTCCGCCTTGTCTGGATCACCATGCTTGCCATGGCGGATTCCAAAGGCCGAGTCTGGGCCTCTGTGCCCGGCCTTGCCAATCGTGCCCGTGTCCCCGTTGAGGATGTCGAGGAGGCGTTGAGCAAGTTCCTGGGGCCGGACAAATACAGCCGGACGCCTGACAATGAGGGCCGCCGGATTGAGAAGATTGACGGTGGATGGCGGCTTTTGAACCACGCCAAGTATCGGGAAATCCGTGATACTGAAGCCATTAAGGAGTCCAAGCGCAATTACATCAACAACCGCCGCGCCAAAGAAAGAGCTTCTACTGTAGAACGCGGTAGAACGCAGTCGAATCCTGTAGGCGTTGGTAGAGCTAATGCAGAGGCAGAGGCAGAAGCAGAAAAACCTCTTCAAGCCAAGCCTGCCACGGCATCGGCTACGCCTCCGCCGGAGGATTTGGTTTTGAAGCCTCAAAGCCCACCCGAAAAACGCCTCAAGGCCCCGAAAGCCGAGAAGCCAGCCGACACACGCCACGCCGAGTTTGTCCGCATCTTCGCCGACGAATACGAGGTCCAGACCGGCAGCCCCTACGCCATGCAGGGCGGCAAAGACGGCCAGCAACTCCAAGCCCTTCTGCGGTCGTTGCCCGGCCTGACCGCCGCCGAGTGGCTTAACGGCCTGCGCTGGGCCTGGGAGACGGCCGCCAGCCACCCTTACGCGGACTCCTGCGTTCGCCAGACCGGCAGCTTGGCCGCCTTCTGCGCCGCCTGGAGCCGGATCGTTTCGTATCACGCCACCTACAAAGCCCCGACCCGCCGATGAGCCAAGCCCCCACCAACCCGCCCGCCCGCCGCCGGGCCGAGCCATCCACCGAGGAAATCCTGGCGGGCCTGAATCAGCCGTTGCCAGCCTCCGACGAGAGCGAGAAGAGCGTGATTTCAGCCCTCATGCAGGAGCCGGGCAGGCTGCGGAACAGCCGCCAGCGCATCCGGCCCGAGGCCTTCCACCATGAGGCGAACCGGGCTGTCTATGTCGAGATGCTGACCATGGAAGAGGCTGGGCTGCCGGTTGATCCCGTGATGCTAACGAACCGCCTGCGGGATCAGGGCAAGCTGGAAAAGGTCGGCGGCCCTGGGGCCATCATGGAACTGTTCACCTTTGTGCCAAGCGCCACGCACTACGAGCACTACATGACCGACCTGGCCGGGCGCTGGCAATACCGGCAGGCCATCCACGGCTACGCCAAGGCCCTGCATGGCCTCCAGGCGGCATTTGCCGAGGGCCGGGCCGATACGAGCCGGGAGGGCGTGAGGGGCAGCCTGAACCTGGCCGACCAGACCGTGCGGGCCTTCCTGGGCGATTATGCGCCGGCGGGGGAGACAACGGCCACGCTGAAAGACTGCCTGTTTGAGCACATGGACTACATGCAGAAGCTCACCGAGCGGTTGATGAAGGGCGAGAACCCGCTGATTCCAACGGGCATCCCTACCCTGGACCGGGCCTGCGGCGGCATCGGAGTCGATGAATACTGGCTCGTCACCGGCCCCACCAAGTCAGGCAAGTCCGTCTTGACGGGAAACATCGCCGTGAATGCGGCCCGCCGGGGCGTGAAGTCCAAGGTTTACACCAACGAAATCGGCCGCCGGGCCTATGCCGGGCGCATCCTGGCCTCCGCCTCCGACAGGCTGGACGGCAGCATGGACAGGCACGGTCTACGGGAACGGTGGCAGCAGGAGGAATACGCCAAGGCTCAGAAAAGCCTCATGCAGGAAATCGGAACACTCATCCTGATCGACAACGCCGCCGGTAAATACGTCGAGGACGTGGTGGCCGACATGCGGGCCGAGGCCGAGGCCGGCACTGGCCTGTTTGTGGTGGATTTGATTGGCAAGCTGCGGAGCCGGGAGCGGTTTGGTAGCCGGGAACAGGAGCTTGCCCACATCTCGGGTAGCCTGTGCAACGCCACCAAGACCTACGGGGTGCCCTGCATTGTGGTCGCCCAGGAGAACGACGAGGGCCAAGTCAGGGAAAGCCGGAGCCTGGCCTTTGACTGCGAGGCTTGGCTGCGCCTCCGGCACATTGTCCAGAAGCAGGAGAAGAAGCGCGGCTTCTCAGAGCCTGAGAAGGTGGCCGAGGTCGTCAAAGACCGCCGCGAGCTTGTCGTGGAGATTGCCCGAGGGTTTGCCTCCGGGGATAAGATTCTCTGCCACTTTAACGGTGGCCGCTACCTGATCCGCGAAATGGAACAAGAAGAACGTGACTGGACCGACTGATTATGCCACACTAACCCACCGACAACCTGACACCGCCATGAGCACACCCAAGAAAAAGCCAGTCCGCAAGGCCAAGCCTGCCAAGAAGCCCGCCGCCCGCCCGATCCCGCCGCCTCCGCCCGGCTGGGAGATCGTGGGCAAGGATGATCCGAGGCTAAAGAAGCTGCCTTGCCGCCCGATGGCCTTTGATCCTGACTTCCCTGGCAGCGGTTGGTCAAAGTCTGGCTATGGTGTTGGCGGATGTATTTCGAGCGATTTTCGCGGAACACTGCGCTACGCCCTCCCCATCGCCCAGGCCGCCCCAGCCTCGCCGCCCATGATACGCCTGCGCCTGCCCTCAGAGAAGCCGACGATGGAGGAGAATCTTTTTGCAGTTTGCCGAACTTCGGACGGATATACGATTGTCCTAGCATGGCCTAAGGTGTTGCCGTTTGACCACAATGTTCGCTTCTGGTTCAGCCTCCCCGACGGCATCCTGCCCCGCGAGCCCAGCCATGAGGAGAAGTGGCAGCAGGAATTCAGCGAGTGGTGGACAAATACAGGCCACACCGACCATAACGGGCTCATCGCAGATGCAGCATGGCAAGGCTTCCTCGCCGCCAAGAAAGGGGGTGCGGAGTGAGTGACACGCCGAGAACGGACGCTGCTCGTTTGAAACTGGATTCAGACGATTCTAGCTGTGCTATTTACGCGCACACCCTTGACGGCTCATCCTATCACGGTGAGGTTGTTCGAGGCGATGAAATGGCGATCCTCGAACGCGAGAACGCCTCCATGCGCGAGCAGCTTGCCCGTATCTGCAAGGAAGGAAACACCACGTTCAAATGGAAGGAGGTGGCGAAGTGAGTGATTCTTTCAAAATGACGGTCACGCCATTTTTCAACCTTGAGTCCAGGGAATTCGGCTGCGACACGACGGACATCGCCGGGATGATTCACCGCAAGGTTGCCTGCGCGAAGGACGAAGCGACCAAACAGGCGCTAAAAGCCTTGGGTTGGACTCCGCCGGAGGAGAACGCAGCCATGCGCGAGGCTATCAGGGGGGCGCATGAGAGACTTGCGGGGCTAGAAGATCATCTTTCTGGCAATCACGGCCTGTTCCTTTCGGATGCCCTCTCCAAACTCAAACCATTCCTGAAACCATGACCCAGGAACAAAAACGAATCAAGATCGCGGAAGCGTGTGGCATGACCGGATGGCATGAAGCCAGGAGTTTGCCCGACTACTTCAACGACCTCAACGCCATGCATGAGGCGGAGAAGGCGCTGACGCCAGAAGAGCAAAGGGAATATGCTATCTTTCTCAACGGCGGATACTTCCCAATTTATGAGATCGGCGGCTTTAGAGTTGCGTCCTCTACCGCCGCCCAACGCGCAGAATCCTTTGGCAAAACCCTCAACCTTTGGTAAACCATGACCAACGATCAAATCCGCCTCCACTTTGGCGAACTCAACGCCGCCGAGATGCGGCTGGCCCGCGCCATCGTGGGCTGGCATGAGGCCCGTGAAGCCAAGCTCCGCGCAGGCATAGCCGAGGCTGCTAGAGACGCAGATGCCGCGTTGCGCAAATGCCTGAACTACATGCTGAGGCTTCCGCTTTCTGGAAGTGACGCTGAATGCGAAGCCATGGATGACGCACATCACGCATTGCGTAAACTCCAACCATTCCTGAAGCCATGATCCGCCTCCTCATCCTCGCCGCCTGCCTCTCCTCCTGCTGCCGCCCTGGCCGTGCGCCGGAAGGCTGGCCGTGGGAACGGGAGGGCGGGTGCCTGAACGTGTTTTACCGACTTGGCCCATGACCCAGCCCGCCGCCTGCCCCATAGCCCGAGCCGAGGCCGGGCTGGCCGCCATCTTTGCCGCCTGCGAGGCCAACAAGGCCAGGCAGGCCGAGGTTAGGCGGGCCAGGGCGGCTGGGCAGGCACAAGGCCGCCGTTTTTGGTGGCAGGACCAAGAAGAAAGTGATACCATTTCCGACCATGCCCGAGACACCCGACCCTGACAACACGCCCGCCACGGCCCTGTTTGATGAAATCGCCGCCGCTGTGAACAAAGTTCCCTTGACCGAAGCCGAAGAGGTTCTGTCCTACATGACCGCCGTCGTGGCCGTGAAGCGCCGCCAAGGCCTGCCAGCCGCCGGCATCAAGGCCGAGATGGCCGACCTGCTTGGGAGGGCTGTGGATAGCCTGACTTCTGAGCCTGACTCGCCATGAAATGTTTGCCGGTGCATTGTCGGCCTATAAACCGCGCTGCGGCGGCTGTTTTGCATCCAACGTATTTAACCGGCTTGGTGTCGTCTAAGCCTATTGAATTGCAAGGTTTGATAAGTAAGTGCAAACTTTGTGGAGGCCGCGGATACGAGCGAGGATTTTGCTTTGGTTGCGGGCGGCCGATCCGCCCTTGGTTTAAAATGGGCGTAGGCTAGGCCCAGCCGGGCATGGGCTTGGCGTGGATCGGGGAAAGCTGCCGTGGGTTGGCCTGCTTGCGGGCTGACTCTTCTTCTTTGCGTTCCTCGTCGCGCATTTCCTTTCGCAGGCGTTTCTTGGTGTGCATCATCTCTTCCAGGCTGACCTCGCCTGCAATGCCTTTCAAGTGGCGGCGGATGTCCCTGTTTGTTTCGTAGATGTCACGCATAAGACTGCCTTCTGGGGCGGTCTTGCGGGCCATGCGCCTGGCCTTTTTGATGGCGTCTTGAATGGGCATTGCTGTGATGCTTAGAGTTGGCCGACAGAACGGTATAGCAGGCTCATGTTGCGGATGATCCAGGGGCTTTGCTCTGCTGCAACAATAGTGAACTTCACCTTAACGGCTTCCCCTCCAAGTTGAGCAAGGATTTTGCGAAGTTGCTGCGTGCTTGTGCTGTAAATGTCTGAAAGTGTGCGCGTTACCTCAAATCCTGACTTGTTGGCAAAAGTGATGTCCATAAAGGCGCGGCTGTTTTTCACTGTGGAAAACAACAGACCGCCAAACTGCTTGAACTGCGTCACCTTGCCCAGGTCGATGAAGCCTGTTTCGATCACCGATTGCACGGCCTGATAGTAACGGTAGCCGCCACGGTCAACGTAGCCGTAGCCCGCATACTGGACGGGCATGGGGTCCGTGATGGCGTGTTGCGTGTAGGCCGATGAGGTGTCGAGCGTGTCCCCGCTGTCGTTTTGTTCACGGCTGTCCATGAAGAACAGGTTGCCGTCCTCGTCACAGAATACGGTTTCAGGGCGCTCCGGCTCCATTTTGGCGACCGCGTAGGCTTTTGGGTAGTCGAAGTAGCCAACGACTCCGTTGTTCTGGAAATCGTAGGCGAAGCTCGTCAGCGTGTTGTCTTGTCCTGGGAAGGAATACCAGTAGAGTTCTGAACGCAGATCAACCCAAGTGTTCACTCGGTCCGGCTGCTGGCCGATCTTGTCCACATTAGCGATGTCCAGAATGTATTCTATGGCGTCTTTTGTGCTGGCCGCGATGTTCCGGCGGCCGTAGCGGGCTCCGCTGAACTCATAGATTTGCAGGTCTGAGCCAAGGAAGAAGATGCGGCTGTTTTCGTATTCGGTGATGCAGGCCGGGTTGAGAGCGCCGACTGTCACCTGGGGGATGTGCTTGTCTGCTGTCGGGTCGCTGGGGTTCAGCAGAATGACGCCGTTGTTGGTGTGGACATGCAGGCGGTAATCGTCCGTGTAGAGGGCTGTCACCTTGAGCCTGGAAGTCTGCCGGGCCATGCTGATTAGCTCCGGCGACTCGGCATTAGCCCCCTCGGGCGCAATCTCGTCGTCCACGGCGGACTTGGAGACATAGAGCAGGTCAGGGTTGTCAGAGCCGCCCCCATACCAGACTTGGCTGCCCACCATCACGCAGTCTCGGTAGGGTAATGGGCGGTTTTGGTCCACGGCCATGGCCGCGCCGATTTCGGTGTTCGTGCCGACTTGCAGCGTCTTGGTGCCGGAGGTGTTGGCGACCTCGCCGACGTAGTTCCAGATGGCCGCCGAGCCTTCGCCAAACTGGAAGTAAATGCGGATGAGGTCAAACCGCCCGCCCTCGGCCGATGGGTCTGGCGTGATGGTGACGAGGATGTCAGAGCGGGTGGACTCGTCCAGAATGATGGTGTTGGAGATGTCCGAGCTGATGCCCTCGTAGCCTAGCCGCTCGCTGCCAGAGTCGAAGTAGCGCAGGTAAACGGTGCAGGTCTGGCTTGTCAGGCCCTCAGACGTGCCGGAGCCGATGCCGCCGGAAAGGAAGGTCGGGCCGTAGCTGCCAGTGTCGGCCGTGGCGTCGGCGGCTGATTTGCTGGCCGAAAGGATGCCAAAGGCCCGGGTGTCGGCATTCACAAACGCAACAATCGCATCCGTGCTGTTTGTGGCAGCACCGCCGCCTGTGATGATCGTGTAAAGGTAGGGGTTGCTGGTCGTCCCGGCACCGGTCATGCTTGATGAAATGGACGTGGCATAGGCGCTGTTCTGGATCACCACTTGAATCCTGGAGTTGCCATTGGCTCCTGGGTAGTTCGTGGAATCCGCCGTAAAAGTCAGCGTGGCCGTGCCTGCCCGGACGGCGGCCCCTGTCGGCACAATGTTGTGCGTGCCGCTGCCTGTGGTCGTGATGTTGATGGCCGTGCCGCCAGCCGTCGAGGCCAGTTTGAAGAAATAGACGTTCGTGCCCACGTCCCGCATGTAATACGTCGTGGCCGTGGCAAGCGGGCTTGGCAGCGTGCCGGAGGTCGTGAGAGTGAGGGCTTGGTTGTCGCTGTATCCGTGGCCGTAGAGCTGGTAGAACACCACGCCGGAGCCTGCCGTGGTGATGTCGATGGCCGCCCCGCCTGCCGTGGCCGAGAGGCTGACAGTGGTGCCAGAGACGTTCTTGCAGTAATAGACCGTGTTGTTGGTGAGGCCAGTCGGGATCGAAGTCGCCACCACCAGCACGGCCATGCCTTCGCTTGGCACAAAGCCGGACACCACGAATGTGTTCAAGGAGGCGTCAACCGTGGTCGTGGCCGTGGTCGTGTAGGCGTAGCAGTAGTCCGTGGCGGGAACGGCGTAGAACTTGAAGGATGTGGCCCCGGCCGAGCCTGGAAGCTGCCAGCGGGCCTGGACGTTGCTTGTGCCGGCGGGCGTGGCCTTGGAGATGACCGGCGTGGCTGGCTTGACGTTGCTTCCGGCCTGCCGCCACTTGCCGGGCGTGGCCGTCCGGCCTAGCTGGACACACACGGGCGTGTCCACGTTGTTGGAGAGCATGAGCTGGGTCGCCGTGCGCTTGCCAAACCAGCGGGCCGAGGCGTCGAGGCCGACGGCCAGGACTTCCCAGGTGGGCGTTCCGGCGCTGAAATCGTAGGTGCCAGAGGTGAAGGAACCGTCATCGCCCAGGTAGAACAGGCCCCGGGCCTTGCTGGTGGTGAGGTCGTAGAACAGCAGGAAGTTCTTGCCCTGCCGATAGACGCGAACGGCCACGGTCTTGTTGGTGGCCCTGGCTGCGCCGTCCACGCCGACGCCGGACGGGTAGCCAGTAAACGGCAGGCTCCTGATCTTGGTGGCGGCCGTCTCGCTGGAGAACGTGGCCCAGAGGCGCGTGTATTTGGGAATGCCTTTGATGGCCCCGGCTGGGCGCAGCAGGCAGTTGACGGCCCGCTGAAGCTTGCCGCCCATGTCCGTGGTTTCAATGGAGCTTGCAAGCGTGCCGAACTCCCGGATGTCGATGGTGTAAAGCTGGTTCATCGGTTCGGGTTGTAGCAGTAACGCTTGGCGCGGTTGCCAAACACGGAAAGCTCGCGGGCCTTCTGCATGGCTAGGGCGTATTCAGGCTCCAACTCGGTCTTGGGGATGGAGCACATCTGATAGGAGGAGAAGAACCAGCGGGCCACGGGCAGCAGGATTTCCGTATCCTTGCCCTGGGGCATAAGGGTTGTCCGGGTGTCGGAAAGCGTGGTGACAGGCGCAAATACCAACTTGCGGGCGTCATAGACGAGCTTTCTGGCGGCGGAAGGCAGGGAATCCAGCATGATCCCGGCCCGAAGCGTGCCGATGACCATTTGCGCGTAAGGCCAGTAGCGGGTGGGCTCCAGCACGCTTTTCTGCAAGGCCATCACGAACGCGGCATATCGGCGGTCGTAGTTCTTGTTGTAGTCCATGAGTCGCAGGTTGAGGTCTGCGGCGGACTGGGCTGGAATCAGGATCGTAGATTTGTCCAGGCTCACCGGGTCCATGATCTGCCGCACGTTGGCGGGCAGCATGATCCAGTCATTGTAAACCGTGGCCGTGTAGGTGCCAGAGGCCCCCATGTAGGGCTCGGCCAGAGCCGGGGCCGATGGGCTGGCCTCGTCCTCTATGCGGTTCATCACGCCGTCACCAGAAATGATGATGGCGTTGCCGGGCATCCATGAGGAGACGTAGCCGGAATTGAAGGTGATGGCCTTGGAATACTGCGCCACCGTCACGGAAACGGCGGTCGGCGGCCTGACAACCTCGGCCTGATCTGGCCGGACTTGGTAGAAGCAGTTCGGATTTGACTCCCCTACTGCCTCCAAGGCGCGGTTGATGTCCTGAATGATCCTATCTTCCAGGTTTGGCGGCCCATGATCCACGGATTCGAGCCCGCACATGGAAAGCAGTTGGTCGCGGATGTCCTGAATGATAGCCATTCCGCGAGAATAGCCCGCTCACCGTGCCCTGACAAGGCAGTTTTACGCCAGATGCACCAGCCCGCCGCGCTCGGCAAAGACCCTGGGCTGGCTACGCACACAGGCGGCCGTGGCGGGCAGGCCGTGCCCGGCTTTGGTGGCAAGGTCGGCCATGGCAAGCGGGCCGGAGGCCAGGGCGGCCTTCAGGTCTGGCGTGAGGCTTTGCGCCCCTTCGCGGAGGCTGGCGGAGTAGGCCCCGGCGGTCAGGCGGGGGCGGTGGGTGGCGTCTGGCATGGCGAATCAGCAGTTGAGGAACAGCTTGCCTGCGTGCTCACGGAACTCAGTGGAATAGACGATCACCACTTCGCGGCATTGCTTGCTGGTCAGGCCGGTTGCCCGGGCAGCCTCGGCGGGCTTGAGGCCTCGCTGGCTAAGGGCGGAGGCCAGCAGGCGGCGGGCCTCGTCGTAGGTAGGCGCGGAGGGCTCGGACTCGGCGGCGGAGTCTTTGGTTTCCGTGGATGGCGGCACGGCAGATTTGGCTGATTTCTTGGCGGCCTTCTTGGCGTTGCTCCAGTCGCGCAGCAGTTCTTCCACCTCGGCCATCGTCTCCACGCCAAACCGGGCCTTCAGTTCATGGGCCAGGCAGGCTTCGGCCGTCTTGTGCAGGCTGCCGTCCTCGGCCTCAAAGTCCACGTCCGGCACCGGCCTCTTGGGCTGGTAGGCGGTCAGATACGGCCCGGACGGGCGGCGGAGGTCGTCCCATTCCTCGCGGGTCAGGATGCGCGTGGGGAAGTTGGTGGGGCGAACGTCCGAGCGGGCGCGGACGGGCAGCGTGCGGCCATTGCTGGCGGCGATGGGGAAGGATGCGCCTGGCTCCTGCGGGAATGTGACCTGGAAGTGAGTAATCATGGTGTCGGGTGCTTGGTGTCGTAGGCTAAGAATAAGCCCGGCCCGCCGGAAAGGCAAGGCCGGGCTGGCTGATTGTTTGGCCGGGGCTGGGCTGGTTAGGCCGCCGCCTCGATCTTGGCGAGGTCGCCGTCTGCATCCATGAACCATCCTTTCCATGCAGTCGCGGAGACGCATGTGAGGTAGCATGTGGAGTTGGCCGCAATGGCGGACTCGGCATTTGCACCGCTACCGCCGTTGATGGCGATGCTGGCGGGCGTGGAGCTGCGAAGCTCAAATCCGGTTGCGCCAACGTCAATCACGATCTGCTTGCCCACAACCGGGGCCGGCAGAATGACGATGTGGTTGGCGTCCGAGCTGGTGACGGTGACGTGACTGGACGCCGCCGCGATGGAAGCGCCTCCGACGGTGGCTGTGACGGCTTCCACAACGTCGGAACGAGGCCCGGAAATGGTGCCTGCGTTGACGAGGGAATTCACGCCGCTGAAAAACTCCGCCAGCGTCATGTCGGCCATGATGTTCGGGTCGCCCGAAGGCTTCCGGCTGTCATAGACGAGAACGCGATGCGAAGTCGTGAGACTGGAACCAAGCAGGGCCGGAAGATCGGCCGGGTTGGTCGGGATGGGTGTGATGGAAAGCATTGAAGTGGTATATGGAGGGTTGCGTGTGGGTGTTGTGCCTTCAGGCCGCCCGGCGGGTTAGGCCGGGCGGCCGTCAGGCGTGACCTTAGCTGACCTCCGGCATACCGGGGGCGTTCCAGGCACCATAAACCACAAGGTAGCCGTTCTTGACGAGGGCGGCGTTCTTGTAGGCGGTGGCACCCCAGACCATCTGGACGCCGATACCGAAGCGGTTGGTGTAGTCCTGCTGTTCCGTGACGCGCTGGCCCATGGCCGTGCTGGGCTTGCCGTTCACGGAGCCGTAGCCGCAATAAACGGCGTCGTTGCCCATGAAGTAGCCGCAGACGTAGGGCTGGCCCTTGCTGTTGCAGGGGATGATGAGCGAGCCGACCGGGATGGCAGCCTCAGAGAGGTAAGCCGAGGTCCAGGGAGCGGTGCCCCAGGTGATCGTGGAGCCCGTCAGGGTGGTGACGTAGCCGCCGGAGGAGGTAGAGCCCAGGCGCTCCATGCCAGTCGCCGAAACGGTGTAACCGTCGCAGGTCGTGTATTTGAAGAAGCTGAACTTGCCGATGTCGGAGCCGCTGCCGTGGATGACCATGAGATAACGGGCCGAGGAGGTGGACGAGATGAACGTCTGTTCGAAGGCGGTGAAGCCAGCGCCGGGGAAGTAGCGGAAGTAGTCGTTCCGGGTCTTGGCGATGGCGTTGGTGGTCAGCGTGGAGCTGCCGTTGAAGCCGCCGCCCTTGATCGCCACAAGCGTGGTGGTCGTGGCCTTGGCCGCGTATTCCTCGCCGAGGTAGGCACGGGGGGCGCAGAACGCACCCTGAGCGGCGTCGGCGGCGGTGTTGGAGACAGCCCAGTTGTTGAGCAGAACGCCGTCATACTCGGGCAGGAAGCCGGAGAAGAGGTAGTTCGTGTCGCCACGATCGCCAGCGGTCGCCAGGAGGCTTTCCCAGGTGGAGTTTTCGCGGAGGCCCTGGAACAGGTAGTCGTTACCCTGGAAGAAATACTTCAGGATGCGCTGACCGCCCTTCGCCCGGGCAACCTCGATCTGCTTCATCTTGATCCCGTTCGCCATGATTTTGGCCTGCGAGATGGTCGCCTTGGTGACGACATCCGTGGATGTCAGGGCGTTGATGTTGGCCTTGTTGCCCGCATACAGGGTGTTGTAGGTTTCCAGGCTGCCGAGCATGGTGGCCTCGATGCAGTCGCACTTGAGGCGCTGGACCCATTCGTTGAGGCCACGGCGGGCGCTCTGGTCGAAGGTCGTGCCGATGAACGTCAGGTCTTTGGTGGTGACGGTTTCGGCAACGGCATGACGGTGGAGGCCGATGGTCAGCGTGAACTGGCTGTATTTGCGGGCTTCTTCAGCGCCGATCAGCGAGGTGTTGCCTTCCACGCCCTTGCCGCCGAGTCCGGCTTCCTGGGTGAAAACGATGGTGTTGCCTCGCACCTTGGAGGTGTCGAGAACTTCCTTGATGGGCTTGGCGGAGCCAAGGCCTCCCATCAGTTCGGAGAACGGGTTGTAGCGTTCTTCGTCCATCTGGATCGAGGAAACCCAGATGATCTGACGGGCATAGGTGGGGGACTGCGCAACGATCTGAGCGACCGTTTGGGCGTCGATTGCGGTGTAGGTAGCCATTGGTGTGTGGAGTGAAATGTGAAAACAGAACTAACCGCAGGGCTTGCTCGGCCCTGTTTGTCTGTTGTCAGGTTGTCACTCCACACGGGAGTCTGCCGTGGCTCTAGGCCAGGCAGCTATCAGGACATGCGAATACCGACAGGAGCGCCGGCACCGAGAACGGAGCCGAACAGGCTTTTCAGGCTTCCGGCCTGGGCAGCTTGTGCGACTTGTGTCACGATGTCGGGCGTGGCGGGCTGGCCGGGCGCGGGGCGCTGGGCCTGGGCATGGGAAGTCATGGCGCTGGCGGGGGCGGCGGCCTTGGCAGGCACGGGGCCGGGGGCGGGCTTGGGCTGGGCGGCGGGCGGGGCGGCCTGCTTGGCCTGGGCGCGGAGCTGCTGGGCGATCTTCACGCCAAGCTCGGCAACGGCGGTGGGCGAGCGAACGGCAAGGTCGGGGCTGGCCTCCAGGGCGGTCTTGACGGCGATGGTGGCCGGGCTGTTGTCGTCGGCCAGTTCTGGAAACTGCTGGATGGCGAGGGCCAAGGCGTCGTCGCCGATCTCCTCAAAAGCGCGTTCAGCGTTGGCCTCGGCCTTCATCTTGTCTTCCAGGGCGGCGGCCATCTCGGGGGTGAACTCAACAATGCCCTCGGCGTTGCTTTGGAGGTCGGCGAGGCGCTGGGCGGCTTCCTGGGCGGCGGTGGCGGCGGCGTTGTAGTCCTGGAGGGCCTGCGAGAACACCGGGGCCAAGTCCTGCGGCTCGGCGGCGGGCGCAGGAGCGGCAGCCGTGGCCGGGCTGGCCTCGGGCTGGGCAGGTTCGGCGGCAGGCGCGGCCACCTCGGGAGAGGTCACGGCGGCGTCAGGCTCCAGCGGATACTGGCCCGCGTCTTTGGCGGCCTCGGCTGCCTCGGCGGCGGCCACAGGGTCGGCGGGATCATGTCCGGCGGAGTCGTCCGGGTCAGGCAGGAGCTTGGCGTTTGCGGCGGGCGGCTGGGCCACGCCGGCGGCGGCGGTGAAGTCGGCGGCCAGGGCGGCAGGGTCTTTCTCCAGATTGCCGTAAAGCATCTGTTCAAGGGTGGGTGTCGGGGTGTCGGACATGATGGCTGTATTGTGTGTAGTTATTGACGACTTTGCAAGACAAAGTTTTGGGGCGGCCAATCAGGCCTCAAAGACGGCGGCGTGCCGGGCCAGGAAGGCGGCCTTGTCAGCCAGGGGCACTCCGGCGGCGTGGATGCAGTAGGGCTCCAGCGGCAGGCGGTCGTAGAACTTGTGCTTCCAGGCCATCGGCCAGAAGTTCCACTCATCCGGCAAAAAGTGCATGTCCACGCCGGAGCGGTAAAAGGCCGCATTGAGCAGGCTTTGCTCGGTCTTGTCGAGAATGTTGATCTCTCCGGCCCGGCGCTGGGCCATGAGGGCGGAAGCCAGCCTGAATGCCTCGCCCACGGCGGGCACGCGGGGGTTGATGACCATGAAGCCCGTGTTGACGTAGCGATCCGGTGGCATGTCGAGGGCTAGGGCATCTTGCAGGCAGAAAGTGCCGTGGATGCTGTGCCGGGTCACGTCCTGGACGGCGGCGATTCCGTTTAGGTTGGCGAACCGGGCAAGGCTGACCTGGCGAATAAACCACAGGTCGGCGTCAAAGAACACCAGCGTGCGCGTCCCCAGGAGGGGCAGGACATACTTCATGTCGTAGCTTTCCTGTCGGTCGGTGGTGATTACCATGGCGTCCAGTTCCGTGTATTTGCGAAAACGGGCGGCGGCCTCGTAGGCCATGTCAAAATAGCCGGGACTGGCGATGGTGACGCCAAGAATGTCTGAAATCTCGCTCATGTGGAGGCTTTGTAAATAAGGGCAAAACTTGGCTGTCCGTGATTTTGAGTTGTGATTACTCCAGGACCAAAAACTTCTAATACTTTGGCCGTCCACCATTCAGGCGGTCGAACCGTGCAATGGGCGTTTTCGCCGTTTGGAAGGATTTGATTGGCTTTGCCTGTATGGATGGTCATAAACCAAACTCCAGAAAGCGCACGCATTTGCTGCAAAACGGCGTCCACCTCCTCTTCTGGGATATGCTCAAGCATTTCAGTGCAGTATCCGGCGTCGAAACGGCCTTCAGGCACTGTGTCCTTGCCTTGGATAGCGGGATCGTAAAACGAATGTTTTGCCTCTGGAAAAACGGTCACAATGTCGCTAGACTGGCCGCACCCATAATCTATTACGGACCGCACATTTGCGGCGTCAATTTCGGATTGAATGAACGGCAGCCATTTCTTAAAATCACCGCCCTTGCCGTATTCCTTGCTTGCGTGAATGATCCTGTATTGCTGGACCTTGCTTCCCTCTTTTCTGGCCGGAGGAACCCAAATGGCTTTACTGCGATTAAACCAGCCCAGCCAATACATGCTGCGGCAAAACGGTAAATTGCTATCTGGCCTCAATAGAGTGTAAGGGCTTTCGTTGGCATTTTTTTTAATTTTTGTAACTCCGTATTTTTGCAGTATGTGTGCAAGAACTTTGACGGCTTGATAGCCGTCGTTCATTTCCGAATAGGTCAATACGCGGTTTTTTTTAGCGCTGCCTGTCCACAATCCCCACCATTCTTCAATGGCTGCTATTGCCGAATCTTTGGCTTCTTCGTCGCAAAGATATTTTTCGTAAATATCCAAACATTTGACCCTCAGTAAATTAAGCGCGGACTGGTGCCAGTTTTCAAGAACTGGTTTGTTTTTGAAATCTTGCAACAGTTCGGCTTTTGCTATGGAGTAATGTTCAATTTCGCCTTGTAGCAGGTGCAAATAAACCTCGGCTGTTTTTTGGCTCGATTCCCACCTGTAAAAAAATGGCCCTTTTGGTATTTCGGGTAATTCCGCCGAATCAACGCACCTATACCAATCGTTAATGGTAATGTCCCCATCCACCGCCCGATAGGTAAGCCAGCATTTTGCATTAGCTCTGTCAATAGGGCTAGCTTTTTCGTCCCCCAACAAACGCCAAGCAAGGTCGTATTGCTCCGGCTGCGGAGTTTTATTATTTGGCGCTAGTTTATGGAATACCTCTTTCATAAAGTCAGACGTGACACCGCCCACATGCCCGGGACATCCAAGACAAAAGTGAGAGAACCCGCCACGCTCCGCGCCTTATGGCAGTTCGGTGACTGGATGGGCTCGGCGTTCTCGGGCAGGCCGTAGGCTCGCAGGAACACCTGCCACATGGCTCTGGTGAGCACCGTTGTGACTCGGTGGTGGTCGTTGCCTTTGGCGGCGGTAGCGACTTGCTCATAGAGAACGCGGGCAACGGTGGCCTCGGTCATTTGAAGCTGTAACGAATGAAGGCACGGGCCACTTCCTGCGGGCGGTCTTTGGGCCAGCAGCCGTCGCCGTCACGCTCGCCGCTCGGCCCGGTGTTGGCCTCGATGGTGGCGATTCGGCCTTTCCTGGGAACGCCGGTCACAAGGCCGATGTGCGAGAAATCGAACACAACCACATCCCCTTTCCTGGGCTCGGCGGTGTCCGGCAGCATGGTCACGCCCTTGGCCTTCTTGGCCCAGGGCAGCCAGCCAAAGGCGGCGGCGGACTGGCAGCGCCATTTCTCGAACTGCGCGGCGGTCATGCCCGTCATGGCCTCCAGCATCCCGGCCTTAGCAAGCTCGTCGCCAGTGGTGTCCAGCCAATACGACATGGCGGCGGCACAGTAAGGCTCCCGGTTCTCGTAGCCGTCAGGGTAGGACGTGGAGGGCCAAAACTTCTTGATCCACTCGCCCATGTTGTTCTTGGGCTTCTCCACCTTGCCCAGGTCGCGGCTGGCAATCTTCACGAACCAATCCGCGAACGTGAGCCCCATGGCGGGCGGCTCGGCAGGCTTGGCCGGGGCCGGCGTGGCCGTGAAGGCGTCGAGGGCTGCCCAGGTGGCCGGGCCTACGATGCCGTCTGGCTTGAGGCCCTTGTTGGCCTGGAAGGCTTTAACGGCGGCCTCGGTCCTGTAACCAAACTCGCCGTTGGCGATGCCAAGCAGGTTTTGCCAGGAAAGGGCGAACTGCAACGCCATGACTTGTTCGCCTTTGTCTCCTCGGCGAAGGGTGGGTTTGTCGGGTGTCTTGGGCATGGCGGCATTCTACCGCCCGCCCAGGCCCTTGTCAACCAGCAGGAACACGCCGACCACGACGCACACGCAGGCCGCCGTGCCAAGCAGCCATCCCAGGCCGCCCAAAGCTGCCGCCGCCAGGATCATAGCCGGGCCTCCTTGTAGCTGGCCCGCCAGGCCGCCCAGCCTACCAGCCGGAGCACGCCCCAGCGGATGTTGGCCCGCCAGCCGGGCAGTCCCTTGGCCTGGACAAGCTCTTTGTAAACGGCGTCGGCTTGGGCGCGGGTGACGGGATGGAAGTCTCCGCCGGGCGTCCGGTAGCCGTGGTGCCGGTAAAGGTAGTCGTGGATGCAGGCCCCGCGCTTGGACTGGCCGAATGGCGGAACAAGGCCGTGGAGCCAGGCCGGAATGCTTTCGCCGTCGAAGGTAAAGCCCTCGGGGGCCGTGATAATGGCGTCGAGGACGGCGGAATAGACGGAAAACGGGGCGATCAGCTTCAGCAGGTTGGTCTGCTGGCCCTCGGCCACGTCAAGGGCCTGAAACTCGGTGATGAAAGACGCCTCTTTCATTCATGCCTTTGTGGGCGGGGTTGTCAGGGCGGAACGAACCGCGTTCTTGGCGATCTCGTCAAAGTAATCGTTCTGCTTGTCCAGTGTCTCGTTCATCTTCTCCATGGCCTGCGTCAGGTCTTGGAAGGCTTTAAGGCCCTTGGTTGCCACCCAGTAGATCACCGACGCCAGTGACGTGAAAAGCACTATCACCGCCACGATCAGCACCCCGTAGAAGCTCCATTCTCCGGCCTCCTGAGGGCTTGGCACCTGCCCCGTCATGGCCTGCCAGGCCACATCGGCCAAGGCCAGGACTGCGGCGGCTCCGGTTGCCATGGCGGCCTGAACATAGGCAGGCATGTCGTGCATGATGGTCTGAATAGGTTCTGGAACGTGCATCGCGTTTGAATGGGGTTGATTGCAAGTAGCCGATTCCGGGCCGTAAGGCGAGGAGAAAAAGCCTCCTTGCCTAGAATTTCGGCCTACTCCATGCGTTTTCATTGTCCAGATGGGTATGCGATGGCGTGGGCAGCCTCAAAGTAGGCGTAAATTTCTGCATCCGTCTTGCCCATGGTGGCGGCAATCTGCGCAATCACCGGATGGTTGGACACGAAATATGGATAGTCCAGATACAGCATCATGTGCCGCCTAGTGTCCAGGTTCGGAATCTCGTTTATTTTGGCCTTCAAAGCGATTTCCAGCGTCCTGCCTATGGCCTGGAGGAAGGCCGCGCCCGGCACGGTTAGGGGAGGTGGCGGATCGGCTGGCCTAGCCTCCCATGCGGCCTCAATCTCGGCCAGCGTCGGTTTAGGCGTATCGTCAAGCATGGTCAGGCCTTCGTAGGTTTCAGGGTCGAGCTTGAACTTTGCTCCTGGCGGGCAGGCCAGGGCGACGGCTTCTGCAAGGTTGGCGGATGGGACTGGCATGTTAAGCGGCTACCTCCATGAGGATGATTGTTGAGGATGCACGGGAGATGGTGGCCCCGTCCGTGTCGGTGCCGGAGCGATTCAGGTAGACGGCCCCGGTTGAGTGACTGGCAAGCTCGATCTCGTAAGTCAGTGCCGACGTTGATGCAGGACTGTCAACATAGTTGATCGTGATGGCGTTCATGGCCCCCGCAACACCTGGGTTGCCCATGGCCGTGACCCTTGTTCGGCTACCTGCCGTGTCACCCTGAAGCAACACCGTAGAGGACTTCACAAGACGGATGTTTGAATAGTTGCTTGTGGCACCACCAACGGAAAGAAACGCCATTACCAGCACCCTGGAAGAGGACGACGAAGGCGTAATACTGGCCGTGAACACGCTGGAAAAACTGGAACCCGTCACGCTCGCCGTGTCTGTCTTGGTCGCCTGGACAACCTGAAGAATCTTGCCGCCGCTGCCGCTAGGCGCGGCCCAGGTGCCGTCAGCCTTCAGATACTTGCCTCCTGCCGCATCGCCTGCCGCCGGCGCAGGCACAAGACCCTTGGTGCCGCCAGAGCCGGAGTCTCCCACCATGGCGTTTAAGAAGGCCGTGGCCGCCGTGGCCGTCATTTCCTCAATCGCGCCCGTGCTGGCCGTGGTCCGGCCAAGCAGGCGGGCAGTGGTCATGGTCAGGCCAGAAGAGGAAACGCTTCCTACCTTGGAGTAAAGCGCATCGTAGGCCGTTTGGAGCGTGGCCTTGATGTTTGCCCAAGTGACTTTTTTCAGGACGTTGCTGGCCGCCGAGTCAATAAGCGGCATTGTATCAGCATCTACGGGTGTGGTCTTGGCCGTGGCCCCGTGGATGGAAGAGCCAACATTCCCCGCGTCGGTGACATCCGCCGCCGCCTCAATGCCGTCCAGCTTGGAAGCGTAAGCCGTGGTCATCAGGCCGTCCTGGCTGGCGCTGGCGTCCCTGATCTTGTCGGAGCCTGCCGTGACATGGCTGGAGGCATGGGCCGTGGGCGTCCTGGCGTCCGTGAGGCGGGAATCGGTGGTAAGAACGTCAACGTAGGTTGCCCAGGCCCCGGAATGGAAAAGCCGCCTGATCTGGCTGCCTGCCGTGCTGTATCCGGTGCCGCCAATGGTGGCCGTGCCGTTGCGGACAACAACCGTAAATCCCTTGCCCTCGCTAGGGCTTGGGTCTGTGACGGTTGCAGACGCCACCACGACGTAAAGCCCATCGTTCGCGGCGGTGAAGTTTGCGGATTTCACCTCAGCGGGTTGCAAGGCCGTGTCCGCCTTGGTGCCTTGCGCTGCCGTGGCGAAGTATCCTATGTCCTCGGCGGCGGCGGTGCCGATGTCGGCGGGCTGGACGGCGGTATCGGCCAAAGCGCCCTGGGCAGCCGTGGCAAAATCGCCCGTGTCGGCAAAGGCGGCCGTGCCAAGATCGGCCTGCGCGTAGGTCTTGACGGCGGCAATGGTGGCCTTGCGGTCAACATCCGGCGTGCCCGGCAGGTTGAGCGGGATTTCTTCGGTGCCGTCAAGCGTGGCCCTGTCTGTGAGGTTTGTGATGAGCGAGTTAGCCATTAATCAAAAGGTCGCCTGTTTGGTTTAAAAGAACGTGGCCTCCCGTGTTTAACAGGAGGCGATTAGACTCCCCCGGCAAGATAACACTGGCTGTATTGCTACTCGGCCCCTCCCCGGCATCGTTGAATGGAACTACTATGTAGTAGTATGTTTCTCCTGCGGTGGCTGAGACATTATCAGATGCAGTTAATGTATTTGGGCCTGTTGAAAAAACAGGGCTGTCAACGCCTGGAATAGGTGGTGTATTTGTGCCTCGATAGACATTGTAACCAAACCCTGCTGAACCGGATTTATTGCTGGCTGTCCATTCAAGTAAGGCGACAGAGCTTCCAGGATCGGCGTCCACCGTCAAAACAGGTGCCACTGTCGGCGGCGTAAGCGTGCCTGAGCCGCTTGTGCCTGCGCCGAGTAGGACCAGATTGTTAGCCATTAGCCGGGGATGATGGCGTAGGTGATTGAAACAGAGACGTTGCCGGTGCCTGTGGTGGTCACATTCAGGGCCTCGCCTGCCGTGGCCTTGAAGAGGGCCATCTGGTTGTCAGGGCTGCCCATATTAGAGCCGCCGGAGGCCGCAACGTATTCCGTGGCGGAAATGGCCGTGGTGCCGGACTTGAAAACAACCGTGGCGTCCACGTCGGAGCGAATCTCAACTGAGAAAACGGCAATGCGAACCGTGCCGGACGGGGCGGCAACCAGGGTTTCAGTATCCGGTGAGGCCACCTCCACAAACGTGCGGGCCTTGGCAACGGCATCACCGCCGCGAGGGTTGTAGTAGCGTTCGGGGAACAAATTCATTGGTCTTGATTATGCGGGTTCGGTGGTTTCTGGCAAGTCTTTTCGCCCTGCGGCCTCGCGCTTGGCGGCGGCCTGCCGGATGCTGGCAAGCTGGCTGGAAACCAGGGTGGCAACCTCGTTGTAAAGGGCGTGCTCGCGGAGGCAGTCGCAGACAATCTGCGGATTCCTGATCTTGGCCGGGTCTGGCGGCTCGCCCTGCTTGACCGGCCCGGCGGGCTTGACGGCCTCGGCGATGGCCTTTCGCAAAGCCCCGGCGGCGTGCTCGGCGTAGGGCTTGACGATCAGTTCATTGAATGCCTCGCTGTTTTCAAGCTGGACAAGCAATTCATGGGCGCGGGCGGTCTGGTCGGGTGTCATCGGTTAGGTGGTGGCGGTTGTGGCTGGGCGGCCTGGGCCTCCTGCGCGGCGGCAGCGGCTTGGGCCTGGGCTATCTCGGCGGATGCCTGCTGCATGGCTTTCAGGGTTTCCTCGGGGTTCGGCTCGCCGATGCCCTTTAGGATGTTGCCATACTGGCGAGCAAGAGCGTTCTGCATGGGCGGGGCCAGGGTGGCGAACTGGTTCAGCACGTTGATGATAGCCTGCCCGGTTTCGACCATCTGGCTTGAATGAGCCTTGGTCAAGGACACTTCAAACACGTTAGAAACGTCCTGCGGGAACGTCTTGATCCACTCCAGCAAGGCCATGCCCTCTTCCTGGCCTACCTGCTCCATGAGGGCGGCCATGCCTGCCTCGGTGTTGGTGATGGTGTAAAGCTCGATGTCGATGAAGGACCGGAGCATGGATTGCAGGCCAATCACGATTTCGGATTCCCGGGCGCGAAGAGACTGGTTGCTGGTGTTCTCCAGAATCTTCGCCACGCCCAGGGTGTCCTGGCCGGGCACGTCGGCCACGCTGGCCTCGGCAGGGCTGGTCAGGCCGGCGCTGATCTCGGCCCGGCCAACGGCCTTTTCCATGAGCTGCCCAAAGATTTCGATATTGGCGGGCTGGACGGTCTTGACGGACATGGCATCATCGGCCGTGAAGCCTGCCCGGAGTTGGTAGCCTTCGGAGTTGCGGAACTGGATGCCGCCGCCGTCGATGCCCTGTTGGGTGGCAAGGGGGTTCTCAAAGATGACATTGCCTGAGGTGTTGGCGTCGAACTCGATGCGGTTCAGCATCTTGTCGGCCACCTCGGCCCAGGTGTCCAGAAGCTCGTAGTAACCTCTCCCCGTCCAGCGGTGGAGTTTTGGCCAGATGCGGTGACAGGTGTATGGGTGCGGGTGCTCCTTGTCGTTCCAGGGGAGGATGATGGAGGCGTATTCGTAGTGAACCGGAATTTTGGCGTCCCAGTCCAGCAGGACGTAGATGCTTTCGTCGTAGCCGTCGTTGTCGGCGTCGTAGCGAATCCAGCACTCAACGTATGTCCGGCGCTTGTAGCGGTTCGGGCTTTGGTCTGCCGGGCGCTGCGTGTTCTCATCCTCACCGTCGCGGACGCGGTTCAGGGAGGCGCGAACCGTGTAGTTCTCGTAGTCTCCGCCGGGCAGGCTGTTGGTCTTGATGGCCTCCTTGTATTTGTCGTATGTCTCCTTGATTCTGGTGTCGGGATCGTAGGAAATCAGCAGGTCGCCAGGGTTGGCGGCGAAAACGTGGCCTTTAACCGGGCTGGCGTCGATGCTGGCGGCGTTTGGATGGCAGAAGAAGTCCCCGTAATGGATCACGGCCACCTCGCAGCCGGGTTCCTTGCTGGTGCGCTGCATGACCACATGCGGCTTTGCCATCTCCAGAGCCGCGCCTTTGATAGCCCAAACGGACGGATCACGCTGCAAAACCTGCCGCTCGGGATAGGCCGGGTCGTCTATCCAGATGTCGGAGGCTAAGACAGGCTGGCCTTGGCTGTCCTTCAGCGTCTTGCCGTCCAGTTTGACGCCCTGGATAACCACGGGCTTCATATAAAACGCCTCAGCTAGGCCTTCCCGGGTGATTTCCTGGCCTCGAATCAAGGCCCCCTGCATGGCCTTTTTGCCTGTTTCGTTGAGGTTGATGGCCTGCGCCCGCTTCTTCAGTCGGCGCATAAGGGTGTCGATGCTCGGGTTTTCATCCTCGGTGCCCTCCGCTGCCGGGCCGAAAAAGGCCGCAGAGGCCAGCAGGTCGTTCGCCATCTTGTCGCCGTGCTGGAGAACGGGTGTCATCGGCACGTTCAAGGAAAGGTTGGTTTCCTTGAACAGCAGGCATTGCGCCTTCCTGTGTTCAAAGTCCTGTTCAAAGGCCAGTTGGTAGTTGTCCCAGCGGTAAAGCGTCGATCCCACCCGGTATTCCCGGCTGGTGGTCTGCACGCCCATCAGGTCGCGTTTGTCGTTCACCTCGGCGATGACGTGCTGAATGAAGGCGTCCTCTTCGTAATCGGAGGCAAACGTCAGGTGTGATTCAATGAGGCGCTTCATTTATTGGATGTAGTTATGGCCGGGGTTTTGGGCTTCTGCAAGCCATAGAGTATGCGGGCCTTCTTTCGGGCTTCGGTCATGGCCTTGGCTAGGCCTTCGATTTGCTCAGGGCCGGGCCGGGCCTTTAGGGCGGGCGGCAGGCTGGCGACGTAGTTGCGCACTTCCTTGGTGTATTCCTGGCCCACCATTTCGGCAAAGCGGCGCTTTCCGGCGGCATCTTCAATCGGGACGTGGTAGCCGGGCGTTTTCGGCTTAGCTCCTGGGGCGCGATAGAAAAATTCGTCCCTCTGGATGCCAGAAGGCCACTTGGCAGCGGTCGGGTTAAGCCTGTTGGCCCGGTAAAGCAGGGCGTCGGGCTGTGGTGTGACAACCGTATTTGCCGGGAACAGCAGGCGTGCCGGGGCGCTCAAGTCTTTGCGCATCTTTTGGCCCGTGGTCGAGATTTTGGGCTCGGCGGCAAAGGTCGGCAGCTTGGGCGAAAGGGCCGGATTCGGCAGGGCCGAGTAACCGGCTCCGGCCGTTTTTGTTTCCCTGACTACTTCGTCCAAGTTGCGGAGAGGTTGCTTGATAATGTTCGGGACGATGTTTCGCAGGACGAATTTTGTGTCGGCGTCCACGTCGGGATTTTCCCGGCGTTCTTCAATGTCGCGAACCCATTCCATAATGTTGGAAAGGCCTTGCAGGAAGGATTTGTTTTCCAGGCCGGAAACGAAGCTGGAAAGCATGTATGTTTTGAAACTGGCGGCTTCGCCCGCTTTCTGCCTGCGCCGGACTTCTTGAAAGTTCCGGTAAGCGTCCACCCAGGTTGTCAGGAGCGTTCCAATCGGCTCGTATCGACCAAACGACTTGGAAGCGATGACGTTACCCTTACTATCCTGCCAAACGAAGGAACTTTCGCCTCCGTATTTGTTCAAAAACGCCTGCTTTTCAGGGTATCCCTGCCTAGAGCTTGGCCGTGAGCCGACTATCAAGAAAGGTTTCTTTTCGTCGTCATCGTCACCTTCAAACATGCTGGCAAGCATGAGCCAGCCCATGACGGCAATGCCTGTTTCAGACAAATCCTTGATCTGCATGGCCTTGGTGTAGGATTGCAGCATGGGAGTTTTGTCCTTATATTTTAGCCAGCCGCCATGCAGGAGATGGTAGAGCCCAACAATGGCGGATCCGCCGCCTTTTCGCAGGCCAGCGCGAATGATATTCGTTGGGGTGCGCTGGAAGGGGAAGATGAACCGCATGATTCGGTTCACAGCTTTAGCTCCGGCGATCATGGCATTCAGGACGGCCACCGTCTTAGAATTGCCCGACGCCTTGGCCTCGGCCAGGGCCTTCTCAAAGGCATTCACGCCCCGGTAGCCGCCAAGCATGGTGTCAACAATGGCGGTCGCCACGTTGTCGTCTTGGAACAGCAGCTCTTCAGCCGTGTCCATGACATCCGCCCAAACCGGGCTTTGCGGGTCTTTAAGGGTGTTGTCAATTTCCGTGTCGATGAAATCGCGGCGGGCCTGCCCCTTGAGGCCCTGGGTCTTGGCGGAGGCGTGGGCCTTGCGATAAGCCACGGCGGAGGCCTCGGCGTAAAGCACAGCGGTCTTGAAGAATGAGTCCGTCCAGCGAAGCACACGGCCCGGCAGGCGGTTCAGGCGGCCTAGCTTGCCTCCCACAGCTGCCCGGATGCCGCCCACCTTGTCGATGTCGCCGTCAACAATGTCGATTTGCAGCGGCTCGTTGAGGAACTTGTGGCGCACGGTGTCGCCTTCTGTGAGGAAGGACTGGCGGGCCATGTCCAGGGCTGGGCCGATACTCTTCCAGAAGCCCTTCATAATGTGCCAGAACTCGCGGAGTTGGGCGCTGTTCGGGTCGTGGTAAATCAGGGCGTTCAGCGTGGCTTCGGCAAGGCGCTGGCCTGTGTAGTGCCAAGCCACCTGGGCGGCATTGCCTGTGAAGTTAACAACCTGGGTCTGCGGGCCTGACAAAAGCGGCCAGTTGATCCAGTATTCATAGAACTTGTCGAACACATTGGCCTTGGCAGCGGAGTATTCGCGGGCGAATGAGTAGTAATTGGTGGCGTCGTCGGGGTCGAACGGCACAAAGATGCGGACTCTCTGGCCGGTCGGGGTGTTGATAACCTTCGACATCAGTTTCTTGGAGTCGCGAGCCTTTTGCGACTGCTGGACGTAGTTCATTACCCGGTTCACCTCGGCGGTTACTTCGTCCAAGGTCTGCCTTTTGCCGGTGATGAGCGTTCGCCAGTTCTCCAGTGGGCGGATTGACGGCGGTTGGCGCAGGCCGGTTTTTCGGGCCAGGATGTCCAGGCCTGACTTGATCCAGTCGCCAAAGGTCTTTCCGGCTTTCACTTGTTCTGTAATGGCCGGGCGAACAATGGCGGCGTTGGCCTGCTTGATGAAGTCGGCCACGTCGCCCTCGGGGATTTGAAGAGCGCCAGCTATGTGCTGGGTAGAAAAGCCACGGAATGAAAGAAGCATGATGTCGCGGCCATTATCGAACTTGTCCAGAGCCTCGCGGACGGCTGGCAAATCCAAAACGGCAATTTGGGCACCGTAGCGCTCCAACGGCGAGTGCATGATGTCGTCTCGCGTGACTCCGCCCATCTTGTCGATGATGGTGTCCATGAGCCGTTCGTTCTCCGCTGTGATTTCCTCCAGAACCTCGGCACGGGATTTCTGGCGCTTGGCCTTGGCTAGGGCGGCCTCAACGTCGGCCCGGCGGGCGGCGGAGGCTTTGGCAAGCTGATCCTCAAGCTCGGCAATCCGGCGGGCCTTCTCGCGGGCGGACGGGGCAATGCGTAGCATGGCGGCCTGCTTAGAGTCCGGGCCTTTGATGTGGTAGAAGGCGCGTTTCCAGCGCTGCTGGGGCGTCTCCACCCGGTCGCGGCCATAGCGGAGCATTCGGCCCGTGGTGCCTCGGCTTTCGCGGATGTAATGGCCTAGCTTGACCATTTCCTGATCGAATCCGGGGCGGTTGATAAACGGGCTGTCGTCGGCCTGGGCACGGTCGAAAAGCTCAAACAGGACGGCCTGTTCTTCGTCGTTAAGGCTTTCGCCCTCGTCGGCCTTGTCCAGCGCCCATTCGTAAACGCCTTCCGGGTCGGAATCGAATTGTTTGCGGGCGAAGTCCTGAAGTTCCTTGTCGCTAATGTATGTCCTCATGCCAAGCTCGGCACGGGCCACCAGAATGGCCTGATAGAAGCGGCGTGCGGCTGGGTTCTTGAAGATCAACGATGGGTTGCGGGCGTCGATCTTCTCGCCCTCGCCAATGGAGCGCACGGCCTTCGGATCGTTAGCCAAAGCCAGCCGGGCCGCCTCGTCCTTGGCCTTTTCTCGGGCCTCCTGCTCGCCCTGCTGCTGCAACTCGCGCAGGATTTCCCCCGCCTCCTTCACGGCCTCGTTGGCGGCCTCCTCAAGCTCGGCGGCCTGGGCCTCGTCGGACTGGCGGACCGGGCCACGCCGGCCGGGCGGGTTGGCTAGGCCGGGCTGGCCGCCTTCGTCGGCGGGCAGGGGCGTGGGCGTGGCGGGGCCGATGTCGGCAGGCTCAGGCTCGGCTTGGGCCTCTTTGGCTGGGGAGGCCATCTTGACGCCTAGCATGCTCTCGGCGGCATAGACGGCGGCATTGGTGCGCTGGCGCTGCCAGGCTCCTTGGCTGGGTGCCCACTTGAAGCCGTTGGCCTTGAGCTTGGTGCGAAGGTCGGCGGAGGGGATGGCGTCAAAGAAGATTTGAACGCGGTTCAGGTCGGCGTTCTCTTCGACCCAGCCGCCTTCAAACGTGGCCTCGCGGGCGGCGGTGGCGCGGAGCTTTTCCATGCCTTTTAGGCGCTCCTCCATGCGCTTGATGTTCGCCAGATTGTTGGTCAGCGCGTAGTCTGGGAATCCAACTCGGCCAATATCGTCTTTAGTCAGGGCCGCTTTAGCGGTTGATTCTCGAAAGCCGAGCTGATCCACCATGGCCTTAACCTTTTGCTCGTCGGTCAGGTTCTTTTTGCGCACAATGGCGTTAGCGGCCTTCATGGCCTCCTGCATTTTCTTGGCCTGTTCGATTTTGGCTTTCAATGCTTCCGGCGCGTTGGCATCGTCGGCAGAAATAACTTTGCTTTCGGCTGGCGCTACTTCGCCATAGATGCGGCGTTTTGCCTTCCTGTCCCATTCGTTGAATGCGTTCAGCTTCTTGTCGTAAGCGTCGTTGCGCTTTTGCATCCTGGCTGCTGGGAATTTAGAAGGCCCGGCGATCATGGCTGACACAAGCCCGGCCCGTGAACGCAGCAGGTCCTTGTAGCGTTCCACATAGTTTTCGCGGTATTCTGCAAACTCGGCCTTGGCCGTGGCCTTCTGCTCGTCCGTGGCTGCCTTGGCCTCCAGATCTGCCCAAACGGCGTTCATGTAGGCGACATACTGGCGCTGTTCGCCTCGGGCGCGGACATCCGGCACAAACGAGGTGCCGCTGTGAGCCTGCCGGGCAAGCTCCAGGGGCATGTCGTTGTAGCGCACGCCGGGGGCCGTGATGGCTGGCGGGGCTGGCTCGTCGCCGTAGCCGACTGGAGGCTTGTCTGCGGCCTCCTCCTGGCCCTGCCCGGCCTCGGCGGCGGGGGCCTGCCTGGCTGGCTGGGCCTCGGGCTGGCTGGGCTGCTTGGCGGCTGGCAAAGCGGCGTTTGTATCTGCAAGCCGTTCTGCAAGGCGGTAAATTTCCCCTCCTTTGCCGTTGTCCATCATAGCGGACCATGATTGAACGCCGTTTTGTTCGGCGAATGTCGCCAGAGTAGAACGCCATTTGGCATCGTCCAGGTCGATTTTGGACTGCAAATAGTCGCTCCATTCCTTGATTTTTTCTGCCCTGGCTTTGTATTTCGCATCGCTCACAGCCTTATCCGCAAGAAGCTCTTCAAGCTCGGCTTTTGAACGGCCCATGTAATCGCTAACCCGTTTCTTCCATTGCTGGCGCAACGTGTAGTCCTTGGGTTCTTCGCCGGCCAATTCCTGCGCAAGCTGGCTTTTTGTTTTTGCGGCTGGCCTAGCCTCGGGCTTCCCGGCAGCCTCCACGGCGGGCGGCTGGGCCGTCACGGGCGGGGCAGAGCGGGCTAGAGCTTGTTCGACGAGCCGGGCCATGTCGCCGTCTGACTGGAGGCCGGACAAAGGCATGATAACGCCTACGGGCTCGCCGCCACGGTAGGCGATTACTGGGCCGACTCGGTTGTTTTCAAATGTAACCTCCCATTTGTCAATTTTGCCGAGGGCCTTCATAAACACGCCGAGCACTCCGGCGTCCAAGGTGACGGTGTTGCCTTGGATGGTTTGGAAGTAGGCCCGTTTCATGCCGTCGTCCGTGAGTGCCGCGCCAATGGGCTGCATTACACGAAGGTTTTTTGTTTCGGTCGAGGTGATGTCTTGCCAGAGCTTTGCAGCCCTTTCGTCCATTCCTGCTGTTTCGCCTTCTTTTGTGAGAGCGTTCGGCTTGTTTACAACAGAAAGGCTGCGCACTTTTGCGCGCGGTATCAGCATTCGTCCGTCACTAATGAAATCGGCGGTTGCTCCTGTTTTGCGCCCACTCCATCCGCCTGCTGGCGCTGGCAAATTGTTGATTTCCGTGGCATCGCTGACACCGGGCTCCATTTTGACCAACTGTCCAAGTTCATTGAATTTTAAGCGTCCTGCCGCCCATGCTTTTTCAAGCACAGCCTTGGCGTCTTTGACAGACGTGTAAGGGCCGAATCCGTGAACATTCACGGTCTTACGGGCACCGTATTTGCTTTTCGGGTCATACTCATAGCGGGTTAGCATGATCTCTTTTGAGAACCTGCTTTTTGTCCGCATGTTGGTATCCCCCTGGAAACCGGGAGCCTTGAAAAATACCGTGGTGTTAGCCTCACCATTGCTGGTTCCAAGTTCGCGGTATTCCACTTCCGTCCCAGCCTTCGGCTTCTCCGCCTCGGCGGCCGGCTCCGGCATGGCGGCCTCTTCGGCCACGGCCTCGGCCTGGGCTGGCGTCACGGAGGCGGGCGGGGCTTTCTCCGGCCCGGCCTGGGCGGCCTCGGCGGCTTCTCTTTTGGCGGTGGCGTCATCCGCTTTGATGCGGGCGGCCTCGACTCGTTGGCGGGCGGCAATTTCGTCGGCTGCCGTAGGCACGGTAGGCGGCGGAGCGGCGGCGGTGCCTTCCATAGCGGCCTTCTCGCCGCGCAGTTCTTCCAGTTTCTTTTCTAGGCTGGCAAGCTCCCACTCTGGCTTGTTTTTGAGTTTGAGAGAGATTTCAAGCTCTTTGATGCGGCTAGTGCGCCATTCGATTTGGCGTTTCTTGGTTTCTGGACGCGCCATCAGTTCAGCGTAGCGTGCCAGCCACTCGCGAGCGGCTTCAAGTTTTGTGTTCAACCAGCGGCTATGTGCTGCCGCTCCGCTTTCTATGGTGATCTTACCAAGGATGTCGGGAGTTTCATCGTTAAGCGTGCGGGCTGAAGGATTTTTCCATACGCGCTCAGTGCGGCCATAACCGGCTGATTGAATCTCGCTGAACTCTTTAGAGAGTGTCTTGCGGGCCTCCGTAATGCCCTGGATGGTGGCAATGGCAAGGCTTTGGCGGGCTTCTACGGCCATTTCATCGCCGCTTTTGTCGGCAAAATGTGTGATGCACTCGCTACCAACGGCTAGCGTCCATTTCTTCCCATCGTCTTTGATGAAATAGAAGTTCTTTACTGGCTGCTTTCCGCACCACTCGCAGTTTCCGTGCTCTTGCGCGTTGCTGCTTGGGAATAGCGTTGGAGCTTTCTGCATCTCAGATGCGCCAGTCAAATCTTGCGTTGGCTTGCCGTCTTGCGCTTCCCCAGTGAATGGGAATGCGGACCAATCGGAAATCTTGGTCCCCATGTGGATCTGATTGGCGGCCACGGCCATCTCGTAGGTCTTGATTGGCCTATCTTTGAGAGTGCTGTCTTTCAGGACTTCCTCGGCCTGCTCTTTTGTGATCGTGGCAGCGGCGGCGGCCTGCCCCATAGGCGCGGCAGCCTCTACGGGCTGGCTGGCCTGGGCGGCCTGCTCGGCAGGCTGGGCGGGGGCCGGGGCTGGGCGTTCGGCCAGCCATTTGGCGTAATCGTGCTCGGCCTTGGTGACGACGAACATAGAACCGGAAGGAAGGGCAAGCCTGTATTCGGTTGTCGTCCCGGCGGCCTTGCGCTTGCGCTCAAACTCTGCCTGTTGCTGGTTGTTCATCCGGTTCCACTGGATGCCTGTCGGCTCCTTGATAGCTGGAACTTGCTCGGTCGTGGCGCGGAATCCATCGGCCACCATTTCTTGAGCCGCGTTGAATCGCGTCCCTTGGTAAATCTTGCCTTTTTCCCGGCTCTGCTTGGCGGTGTCTGCCGACAAAGCTGTTTTCAGCTTACCGCGTTGCATTGCCGACATGCCGAGCGCGTCAAGATAGTCGTTCAGCGGCTTTAGCCTAGCCTCTTCGGCCTCCTGGGCTGCCTTGGCGGCGGCTTCCTGCTTGGCTGAAAATTCGGCATTTTTGCGGGCCATGTCCTGCTGGCGCAGAGATTCCGTAACGGCTTCTTCTTCGGAGTCAAAAAGGTGATCCCCAAAGCCGCGCTTGTCGGATTGCTGCACAAGCCAGCGGCCGCCGGCCTGATAAACACTGTATTTGCCTTCTGCCGGAATGCCGGGCGTCTCTTTGGCCTGTTCGGCCTTCGGTGCCTCAGCCAGCCCGGCCTTTTCCGCCATCTGCCGGACGGAAGCCTCCACGGCGTCGGCCTCGGCCCGGATTTGCTCGGCCATGGCCGGGTCTTTGACCAGCCCGGCGATCTCCCGGAGGGCGGCCACGAACTCGCGGAACAAGGCGGCCAGCTTGTCGCGGAAGGCCGGGTCGTCGGAGGCTTCAATTAGGGCTTGGTTGCTGATCTCGCCGGACATGCGGGCCTCTACGAGCTGGGCAAACCATTCGTGCGCGGCTCGAAATTCACGTTCTATGCGTTCTTTATACTCCTCATTTTTGGGACCGATATGAAGCGGCGGCGTTCTCGGGCGAGCCTCGGCCAAATAGAGTTTACTGCTGATCTCTTTAGCTTCTGGAGTTAGCGAATTGTAGAGTTTGTTGATACGGCTGCCAGAGATTTTGGATAGCGCAGCAAGGTGGATGAACTCATGCACCAAAAATTTGTCGATGGCTTTGGCAATGGCCTTCCCGTCCAAATGCTTGGCCGTAATCAGTTCCAAAATGGCGGTTGGATTGATGACAAGGCTGCCGTCTCGGGCAACCATCATCCCGTCAATAGGAACGCCGTCGTATATGGTTTCGATTTTGTATTCAACAGCTCCTTGAAGGCTATTTAGCCGTTTGGCGAGATGATACCCTCCAATGATCTGGCGGTTAAATGGCGCTGCGGCTGCTCCCTTTAATCCTTTACGCGCCTGCTCTGCCTTGGCCGTGTAGTCGGCAATGGCGGCCTTGGCCTTGGCTAGGGGAACATTTGGCGCATATTGTGATTCCAGTTTGCCGCCATCTCTTCGCGTGTCGGCGGCGGAACGCCTAGTCTCGCCCTCTGTTTGATCCACTCCTGCCTGCGTTTTTCGGACATTTCCGCCAGTCGTTTGCGCTTCTCCAAGTCCGGCGTCTTTGGCTTGTTGAATAAGTTGATCAATAGTTTCATTGGTCGTAGGTTGTTGCGGAGATTGCTCTGCAATTTGATCTTCAATTTTTTGAAGTTCTCTAGTGTCGGCTTTGAGCTTGGATTCAAGCTGTGTTTTTTCGTCCTCCAAAGCGCGAATTCTGGCGGCTCTTTTCTTTTCATTCAAAGAACCTAAATTGACTTCCTTAACGCCAAAAAAGTTGGCGGGATTTTTATCGTTAATGACTTCGGTGCCTTGAGTTGATTTATAGCGGCGCGATTTCCAGTCCGTTAAAGCGGCGTCGATTTCTGTAATCCTTGCTTTTGCCTGTGCAATTTGGCTTTCAATATACGCCTTGGCCTTGGCTAGGGGCGTGGCCGGGGCGGGCTCGGACACGGCTTGTCCGGCTTGGGACACGGGCTGTCCGGCAGGGGCCGGGCGGTAAACGTAAAGGTCGCCTTCGCGGACGTAGCCTGCTGGGGCTCCATAATCGTCCGCTTCCTTTTGCGTCAGAGGCTTTTTAAACTGCCTCTTCATTAAAACTAGCTGAGTTTGCTCTGAAGCGAGTTGCTGTTTTGCTGTATCAATTAGCCCCTTGTCTGGATCATTCTTTAGGAACTCTTTAATGCTGTTGATGCGGTTTTCAGCGTCAATGATTTGCTCCTCCGGCGTCATCTGCTCCGGTGGCTTGGCCTCCGCCGGGCTGGCCGTTTCCTGGCTAGCCTCGGGCAGGCTGGGGGCCTCACTAGGCTCCGGCGCAGGGCTGGCCGGGCTTGTGGCGGCCTGGGCGGCGGCTTCTTCCACGGGGGCGGGCGGGGCCTCCTGTCGGGCCGTGACTTGGCTGGCGGGCACGGCCTTGGTGGTGCCGTCCTCAAAACGGACTTTTACCTTGCCGAAGGCATTGCCTGTCACGACTGCCGGACGGCCTTCCACGGTCACAGGCTTTCCTTCATAGTTGCTGGCCTCGCGCTTGTCTTGGGCAGCCTGTTCCTTGGCCGTGAGCTTGCCGGTGATCTGGCGCTTAACGGCGGCGTGCTTCATGCCCTCGGCCTTGAGTTGCTTGGCTCGCTGTTCGGGGTCGGCCTCCATCTTGGTGATGGTTTCCACGCGCTTCTTGTGCGCGGACTCGGCCCGGGCAAGCTGGTCTTGCTGGGCTGGCGTCAGGCCTCCGCCTGCTGCTGGCTCAGGCTCAGGAGCCGCTTCTTGTGCCGGTGCTGGCGGTTGTTCTGGCACCACGGGCAGTTCCCGTGATTCCGGCACGATTTGTCCACGGCTCGGCTCAAGCGATACGGCTGCTTGCGGCTGCGGCTCATTGGTGGGGGCGGGTGTTGTAATGGTGGCTGCTTTGCGGCGGGCGATTTCCGCACGCACACTATCAAGCGCGTTTTGAGCCATGCCTGCAAGCTCTGTGTCAGGCTCTCCGCCGGTCATGGCGTCATTGATTATTTTTTTGAGCCTTGGGATTTCTGCTTCAAGGTCTTTGGTGACGCGCGTGTTAATAACGGCATCCGTCAATGCTCCCGGTTGGCCGCTAATGCTTTTTGTGGGCGTCGGTTGATTTTTTCGCGTAATAGTCGCGGGCGGCTCTTCAATTCTATTGCCTTGAGCGTCCTTTGCAAAACCTGGGATAAGCATGGTGACTGCATCCACTGGTTCGCCTGCCCCCTTTACAAACACCTTTCCATTCATAGGCTTGCCATCGACAATATATTCATTGCCGTCCACATCAGTGATAATGTCGCCTATTTGCAAAGTGCTGACAATTCGTTCTGCGGCTTTCCGTCGTTCGGCAAGTGCCGCTTCACGTTCTGGGCCCGGATCTGTGCGAGCTTGAATTTCGAGCATTGTTTCCGATGCAATGCGAATATCGTCTTGTTCGTTGGTTGCAGGGGCGAGAGTCGAACTCGCTTCTGAAGATAATGAATCTCCCGTGATGACCGTTTCACTACCCTGCGGCTTTGATTCTGCGGCCTTTGGCTTGGCCTGTCCAGCCTTTTTCTTGGCGGCTGGCTTGGCCTCGGCCTCGTCGATCTGGGCCTTGCGCTCGGCTTCGTCCAGGCGGATTTGGCGGGCAAGCAGGGGCTGGCCTTCGTCGTCCAGCCATTCGGCGGCCTCGTTGCGGATGACGAGCTTGCCCTTGTAGGTTTCCACAAGGGGCGTGGTCTTGGGGGCCGGGATGATCTTGCCGTCTTTGCTGACGAACCCCAGGGCCTCGCGTTCGCGGGCGTCCAGGCTTTCCAGGCTTGCGCCCTGGGCCACCTTGACGAGGCCGGAGGCGGCGGCCCGGGAAACGTCCTCGGTGGTGCGGTTGGTGCGCTTCACCGTGTCGGCCACGGCCTGCGGCAGCATGGCCTCGCCCGTGGGCGTGAAGGCCTTGATTGCGCCGGCGATGTCGCCTGTTTGGGCAGGCTGGCTGATCTGGGCGGGGGCCACTGTGCCGGGCGTGGGGGCCGGGCCTGCTTGGGCCTGGGGCTCTGCTGGCATCGGTGCCATGCCATCGGGGCCTGCCGCTTGGGCGTTGCCCTGGCCCTGCATTAGGCCGCCTGCGCCGCCCATAAGGGCAGACACGCCGGCCAGCTCCGGCAGGTTCTCGACATAGTTCTTGAGCGTGGCGGCTGGGTCGGCGGATTCTGCCGCGCCCTGGATGATCTGGGAAAAGAACTCGTCGGCGGTTTCTTCTGGCAGTTCTTCGGCGGCGGCCTTGGCGAACTGTCCAAGGTAGGTTTTGAAAGCCCCTTTGGCGGCTTCTTTCGCCACCGGATCGGCAAAGACACGCTCAAGACCCGTTGCCCCCATGCCGCGAGTAAGCAGGCCTGTGATGGCCCCGGCAAAGGCGGACGGCAGGGCAGCCTTGCGCCAAGCCTCTCCATGGGTCATGCCTTCGTCTTTGGCTTTCCGGTAGATGTCGGCAAACATGCCACCCGCTGTTTGAGCGCCTGACAAAATGCTGGCCGCCGTCACGCCGCCTCCAATGGCTCCGGCTCCGGCCATCATGGCGGCCACGCCGGGGGCCATCCTGGCACCCATGCCCATGACGCGCAGGGCATAATCAGTGTCGGAGCCTTCCAGACTTTGAGCGCCCACCACGGATTCGCTGTTGGCGGAGTTGGCGGCGGCAAGGTCAGCGATGGTTTCCGAACCTGTCAGCATGGCGGCATCGCCCAAGACCTGCGTGGCAATGTCGGCGGAACCGACAAGCAGGCCTGAAACAATCTGTTCGCCTGCCTTGCGGAACCATGAACGGTTTTTCATCTCGTCCATGTATTCGATGGCTTGACGAGCGGGTGATTTGCGCGTGAAGCCAAGAGCGCCTTTCTGGGCCTGATCCTCCTCAATCTTCCGTTCCCGCCACTTCATAAAGTTGTCCTGGCCGGGGATGTTTGCGGACTTGCTCAGGATGTCCACGGCCTTCTCGGCGTAGATTTCTTGAAGCTGGGGGAACTGTTCGAGCGCCTGTTTCTTGGCCACCTCGCTCGCCCCGCTAGCCTCCACGGCTTTCGTATAGGTGGCGAGGTCGCCCCATGCGCCGGGGTTGATCGTAACACGGCCATCAGGCAACAGGCGGGATTCCTCGGCGATTGGCTGTCCTGTCTGGGCATCTCGGCGCGGATTGCTCCAGTCGAGCTGCCGGAACGTCTGCAAAGCCTCGCGGGCCTGCTTCGGGTCCAGCCCGGCCTTCTTGGCCTCGGCGTCGAGGATGCCATAGTCATTCATCCCCCGGTAGTCGTCCGTGTAGTGGAAGTTGTCCTTGGCCCAGTCGTAGAGAGGCTTGGCCTTATCCAGCACGGCGGCTTTTTCGGTGGCGACCTGGAACTGCTCCTGGGCGGCCTTGTTCCGGCGGTCGATCTCCGCGCCGGCGGCGGCCAGGACTTCCCGGCGATCCTGCGAGGCTTTGAGCGAGCCCTGGGCCGATGTCACGGCCTCGGCGTTCCAGTCGTCGTAATCGGCCATTTCGGCCTCAAACTGGGCCTGCTCGGCGTCGAGTGCCTGCCTTTGCTCCAGGCTAATGCCCTGGGCCTCGGCAGCCTGCCGTTCGGCCAGGAAGGCGGCGTGCTTCTGCTCCAGGTCGGCCCGGCCCTTGGCGACAAGCTCAAGAGTGCCCTGGGCTTCCGTCTCCTGCTCGGTGATGATGTCGGCCTGGGCATTGGCCTCGGCGGCAAGGTCGGCGTCTGGTAGTTCGGCTAGGCTGGCGGCCTTGCCTGCCTTCCAGGCGTCCGGGTCGAGCATCTGCTCTTTCAGGTCGAGGGCGCGGAGCTTGAGTTCCTTGGCTTTTTCCTCGGCGTCCTTGGCGGGCTTCACTTTGTCGCGCAAAGAAAGGTAGCTCTGGGCCGTGGCCTTAGCGGCGTTCTGTTCTTCGTCCTCGACGTCGGGGGCGTTCGCCAGTTCCTCGGCGGCGGTGTCGAGGTCTTTGTCTGCGGCAAAGCCTTCCAGGGAGGAAACGGCGGCATCGTAGGCGGCGGCCTCTTCCGGGCTGACTTTGGGAGTGGTCAGGCTCAGTCGGTCGGCGTCGATGTCGAGCTTGTCAGCCTGGGCCTTCAGCTTCTTCACGGCGGCGGCTTCGGCCAGCTTGTCGGCCTTCTCCTGCTTGGCCTTGGCCCATTCCTCGTCACTCTGGAGAGGCACCGGGCGGCCCGTCACGCGGTCGATGTTGTAGGGGCGCTTCTCTTTGGCGTAACCAAGGCGGACGTTTTCGGCCTCGCGTTTGGCGGCCTGCTCCTTGGCCTTGGCTTCGGCCTCGGGATCGGCTCCGATCTCGCGTTCGCCGACTCCTGGCACCACGGCAAACAGCTTTCCGCCTCGGGCAACCTTGCGGGCCGTCTCAAACGCGGAGCGCAGGCCCGTGGGCTTGGCGGGGTCGGCCTGAAACGGCTCGCCTGTGGCAGGATCAACGAACAGGTTAGAGCGTCCAGGCACCTTCACGATCTGGCCCGACTGCGTGGCTGGCCTGACGTAGCTGCCGTCCGGCAGTTTCACCTTGTCGATCACTTCTCCCGTCTCTAGGACGCCAGCCTCTTCTTCGCTTTTGCTGGTGCGCGGAGCGGCCCGGCCTGCCACACGGCTTTGGCCGGCTCCGGCGAAGGACAAGGCTGCCGGGTAGTTGCCGGGAGTTTCGGCGAATTGCTGGAGGCGGCGAGGATTGCGGAGGAGCGAGGCGAGGCCGTTGGACATTCGGCATTTTTAGCCCTAGCGTCCTCATACGTCAATCCTACTTTCACGGCCCCTGTGCAAACGCAGGAGCCAGACCAAAGCTCTTTTCCCCACCGATCCCAGCAGGTCTGGCAGAATGGCCAGGCCATGTCAGAAAGACGTTCCGGTGTAGCGGCGCTTGGTGGAAGCGTAGGACTCGCGTTCGGCAGCCTTCTCCTTGGCCTCGTCGGCCTGCACCTCCTTGAGGGCAGCGCGGGCGTGGCCTTCATCCCAGAATTTGCCAGCCGGGATGTCTTTCGCCATTTCCTCCTTCGGCTTGGCGATAGGCTTCGGCGGATTTTTAGCCCTCAGGCGCTCGTATTCCTTTCGGGCGTCCTCCACGGCCTTGCTGATTCCTGCTTTCTTGGTCCGCTCGGTGTAAGTGGCGGCCACCATGGCGGGCTTGGTCTCCGACTTCTTGGCGGGGGCAGGCGCAGGCTTGGCTGGGCTGGCGTGGTCGGCGGGCTTGGGCATGGAGGCCACCTGCCGGGCGGGCTCGGGTGCTGGCTTGGGGGCCTCGGGCTTTGCAGGCTTGGCGGGCGTTGGCTTGTAATTGTAAGTGCGTCCGCTGGGGCCTCTGACAATCTGGCCTTTGGCGTCGTAATCGGGCATGGCTTGGCCTTGCGCCCTTTGCACTGCCTCCCTTGCTCCAGTTTCGTCGAATTGGCCTTTTGCCTGCCTCTCTTTAGCGGCGCGAATCCATTCTGCGGCGGGTTTATTTTCAATCGTAGCCATTAGGGGAGAGTGTGAGTGGTTACTTGATGACCAGCGTTCCCCGCCTGCGAGCCTTGCGGGCCATATTGATAAGGCCGGTCGGCGAGGCCATGCCCACGATGTCGGCAACGCGCTGATCGGCGGGGCGCTGGTAGTTCAAGGGAGTCGAGCGGACGGGCTTAGGCGGCACATACTGGTATGGCTTGGCGTTGTCGCCTGCATAGCCGACGTTCACGCCTTTGCTAATGTTCCCGGCGGCATCCATCTGGTATTCGTTCTGCCCGTTCTGATTGTAGGCTTCCCGGGTGGCTCCAAACGTGCCTGCGGCCTTGGCCTCGGCAACACGCTGGGCACGCTGGCGGGCGAATCGCAGGCTTGGATTCCAGCCCTCGGCGATGCGTTGATTCGCCCTTGCTCGGGCCTCGTCGGCCCCGCCCTGGACGGCCCGGCTGTAACCGAGAATCTGGCGGCGGCCCCTGGCGTTGTATCCTTCTGCGTCGTAACGTGCCATTGTGGTGAGGTGGTGGAATGATTAGCGCAGGCGCTTCGGCTTCATCAGCATCGACTGCCCGGCGGCGGCTGGTTTCAGCATGTCGATCTGTTGTTGCGCGGCGAACACTTCCGGGTTGGCGGCAACCCTGGCCGTGGCTAGGCCCTGCTGGGCTTTCCGGCGGGCGGCGGCGTTGGCTGCGGCCAAGCCTCCGGTTGCCTGGTTCAGGCTGATCCCACGGCGGCCCATGCCTCCCCTGGCAATGCCTCCGCCAGGTGCCCGGCGGCCTCCGGCCTGGCTCATGGCGGTCTGGAAGGCGGCCTGCCCGGCGGCTCGGTTCTGCTCGGCCTCGTAGTTCTGTGCGTCGGCCTCGACTTCGGCGTTGGCGAGGTTCTGCTGCGTGCTGACCGTTTTTTGAAGCTGGCCGATCATGCGTTCCCGCTGCTTGGCCTGGATGGCGGCCCCGCGCTCCGAACCCACGTCGTAGTAGCTGTTTGTTTCCGGGTCCCAGACTTGGACGCCGCTGCCGCCGGTAGATGCCCAGGTATTCATTATTTCATGGAGAGGTAAGGTGGAGGTTGAACGCTAGAACAGTTTTCGCCGCCCCTGCTCAAATGGCAAGCCTGAATTTTCGGCAATGGCGTCCCTTGTGTAGCCGTCGCCCTCCCACCTAGCGCCCGATCCTGCCCCTGGCCTCATGGCCGGCGCTGCAAGGCCCAGCGTCCAGACGCCTAGGGCGGCCACGTCCAGCCATTGCGTGCCGTAGCCGGTCAGCACCTCAAACCCGCCCGATTCCGTGGCCGTGACGCCGGACATCTGCCGGAGCGTGGTCGGGCACCAAAGATCGGCCCCGCCATCGCGCCAGAGGCTTTGCAGCACGGCCCAGGCCTGCGCTCGTTCTTCGTTACCGAATTCATGGCCCGGCTTGCGGATGGCCGTTGCCTGCCCTACCCGGCGCTCGGCCAGGCTCTGCTGACGGGCTGCCACGCCAACGCCCTGTTCTCGCAAGCGTTCAACGGCCCCGGGAATGCTGGTGATGTCGGCAACCACAGGGCACAGGCCGTAGTAGGTCGAGGCCATGGCGGCCCAGGCCAGCACCTTGTCTTGGTTGATCCCGGCTTCATCGACGCAGGCGGCCACCATCCTGGCCGGGCGCTCTGCGTTGGCGCTAGCCTCCCAGCCTGACGCCCGCCAGACAGCCACGGCCCCGTTGGTGACGGCCACAAGGTAGCGCGGGCCGTGCAAGGGCGTTTCCCATACGCGGAGCCAGCCTGCCGGGTCTTGCCGGGAGGCCACATGCGCCCAGGTCGTGCCTTGCCGGTCCAGGGCCATGAGCGTGGGCTGGTGGTCGATGATGCCCGCCGTGGCGGCCTGGAGGTGGCTAGAGTCAAAGTAGAGGTTTGCCATGATGCCGTTGGAGGTGTGGGGGAGGTGGCCGATGAGTGCCGATTCGGCTAGATACCTGGAGCTGTCCGCCCCGTGTGAGTGCTGGTCGTGAACGATTTCGTCTGTGAACACTTCGGGATTGTTGGTGTCCGGCTTGCGGCGGTAGAGGCTGGCCGATTCGATCCACTTGGCGCATTTCTTTTCATCCACCCTGACCGTGGTGGAGAGCATGAGGTTGAACTTGTTGATACCAAGCCAGATGTTGTTGGTTCGTGGCAGAATGACCACGCGGCCCTGAATGCCCTGCTTTTTAAGCTCGTCCTCGAATTCTTTCTGGTAGCTGACGCCGTTCCTTTGTCTGGCGGCGGCGTCGTGCGGCAGGTAGAAGGTGCCGTATCGGTAGCCTTTGGCGGCCATGTGCCGGAGCCTGTCTGGCAGGTCGTATTGCAGGCCGATATCGTAATCAATCAAGTGCTGGAATCCGGCGACGTGCTGGACATAGAGGCAGGCCGTGTTGTCGGGCGCTCCAAGGTCAAAGAAGCAGTCCACTTCCAGGCTGTTGTCGTGCTGCACCTCGCAAATCCGGCGCTCTTTCTTGGCCCGGGCCAGGGCCTCTGCCCAAACGGCCCCCTTGACCGGACTTGACCACGTTTCATGCAGGTCTGTCGGATACTGGCCTTTCACGAACACGCCCAGGGTATCGGCCTGGATTTGATACCAGAGCCGCTGTTCGTTGTCGAAAGTGACGCCCAGGGCCTTTTCCTTCTCGGCAAAGTAGTCGTGCGTGTCCTGGCGGATCAGGCTTGGACTGCCTTTCTCGCGGTAACTGGCTTTTTTCCACCACGGGAAGAACATCACCACAGGCGTCTTGGGTGATCGAAGCTCGCGGGGCAGCGGCTCGTCTTTGTAGTCCAGGCCCAGTTTGGCGAGGTGCCAGACTTCGCCGTGCTTGCCGCCGTGAACGGTCGTTTCCACCACGCGCACGCCCTGCTCGCCTGCGGGCCAGCCAGCCGTCAGGATGTCGGCCGAGCGCTGCGGGTAGCGGGCGGCGATTTCCCACCACTCCGAAATGTGCGTGAACTGGAACGTGCCGCCTCGGGGCGTCTCCCCGGCAATGTAGGTGCTGTATGGCTTGCCGTCCGGCCCCTCGGCCTGACCGGCCAGGCTTAGCGGGCCTAGGCTGAACTCGCCGGTCTGGAGGCTTTTGGTCTTGATGAAGTATTGGCTTTTCAGCAGTGGGTCGAGGTGATCCCAAGCAAAAATGACCTTCTCGCGGAGCTTCTTCTTGGCGTTGATTGAGTTGTAGTCGATCAAGATGGCCTCAACGGAGGTTCCAAAAAGGATGGTGTCCAGTGAGATGAGGCAAAGCAGGGTGCTGACGCCGAGCTGGCGGGCCTTTAAGATGACAATGGTTTTTGCTCCATAGATGTAAATCTCGCGGATTACCTCCATTTGCTCATCATTCGGCCTGAACGGCATGGGCTTTCCCTCCTCAGAGCGAATCGTGTAGATGTTGCACAACCGCCATATCGGATCGGCCAGCAAAGACCAGTCACCCTGTTTCTCCGCGCTATACTTGCAATCGGCCAAGGCCGCCGTGTCCAGGCTGGCGGCCTCGGGCTTGGCCTTGGCGGGCGGGCGGCGTGGCTTGGCGGCGGGCATTAGGCTTTGAAGATGCTGTAAAGACCTAGGAGGAATAGGACTAGCGTGCCGATCACCGTCACGATAGCCCAAGCCTTCTCGTCATCGTGATAGTTCAAGCGAGCCCGCAAGGTGCCATAGTAGAGCATTCCAAGGAAGTAGATAACACAGGGGAGCATGTGCATAACATCAGTCAGGGCAGTTTTTGTCCAGTTCCAGCGGGGCGGGCGGCCTATCGTCGATGAGCGTCCCAGCCTTCTTGGCGTCCAGCAGGATATTCAGGCTGGCGATGGCGTGGGCAAGCGGGCTTTGGCCTGATTCCGGCTCTGCGTCGAGCCTGTCCTGATACTCCTCAATGTGGCGAAGGGCGGCGTGAATGTAGGTCGAGGCCAGCACCTTTGTCTCGCGCCAGTTCCAGGCCCCGTATTTCCTGGCCCCCAGGCCATGCACGATGGCGGCCTGCCTCATGGCCTCGGGCGGGATCAGGCCCAGCGGCGGCTTGGCGGCCCCGGCCTGGCCTTTGGGGTCGGCGGAGGCTAGACTTTTGGCGGCTTCCTGCATTTGAAACAGGCATTTTTTCAACCGTGCGATCTCCTCGTCTTTTGCGGCTGACTCTGTTTGGCCCATGTCGCCACAGGCCACGCATTGCCCCATGATGTTCCGCGATTCGTGCTTGCAGGCATACGGCAGGCGTGGCTGGGGCTCTGCATGGATGGGCAGGGCGTAGGTGTAGAGGCTTTTGGCTACTGAGCCGATGGCATACCCTGCCCTTCTTGATGACATTTCCCAGCCTTTCTCTTTGCAATAGCGCATTGGCCTAACAGGCAAAAAATCAAGCCGGGGATCGTCGGCGGGCACAATGGCCCAGCCCTTGGGCGGTGGTGGCGGGGTGTCGGTTGTCATGGCATCGTAAACGGTTGTTGCGCGTTACTCTCCGGTAGCAAGGCCCATGGGCGTGGCGACCATGGCAAACCATCCGGGCTTGGCAGGG